GATAGAGCATCGGTTTCCGGTACCGAAGGTTGCAGGTTCGATTCCTGTGCGGGGTACCAAAGATGATGCTCATACCTCTGTAGATTAATTCTACAGAGGTTTTTTTATGCCTCAAATAAAAATAAGCCATGTAGAGGAGTTTAAAAATGGCAGATTTTCCATCACAACCACAATATCAACCACAATCACGGCCACAACAGTTGCCATCCGATCTAAGACATAAGATTGCTCGATGTTATGTTGATGATCGTGAATTTCAAGATGATGCAGGTAAAACTGTGAAATATTCTCGTCTTGTTGTTGTCTTTTCGGTTGGTAATGAGGATGTAAGTTTTGAATCACGTATCAGAAAGAATGATAAAGCATTATTAGCGATTGCCGATGATTTTTCATCTGGTCGTTCTCTCTGATAATAGGGGCTTGGTCGATACCTCTAGTAAATATTAAATTATAAGGTGTATTTTTATGGCTAGTATTTTTCCAGCAAATACTGTAACCACATTTACTGATACGATCACTACAACCATCTCTGACAACATGGGTATGATCATTGGTGTTGTTGCTGTGATTTTTGGCATCAACTTCGCCCGTCGAATGTTGAACCGTGGTTTGAAGGGCAAAGTGTAATACGATTGTCCACCACAGGAGGTGACAGAATAGACATTGACGTTTATTTCACCTCCTCAATGAAATTATTTTTAACGAATAGGAGTTAGTCCGTGATAATTTTTATCCTTTTATCAATCAATCTTTTTATCAGCTACAAAATAGCTAAAATCTTAGGCTCTATTGTTGTAGGTAAGTCAACTTTGTCAGAAGCGCGTTTAAAAGAAATGCGTCAACGTTTTCCTGAGATTGCGGGTGTTAAAAAATAATGGCTAATGCTGAGATTATCAATCTGATTATCAAAACAGTAGCAGATATGGTTGTGTATTTGCTACCTGTTACGGCGTTATTGGCTGGTTTGATTTTTGTTTTCAGTGTTTTTTATGAATTTACGATTGGTGCTGTGCGCAATATAAGGTAGTTTTTTTATGACATTTGAGCAGAAAGTTGGCGTAATCATTGCGTTGTGGATCTCGCTTCAGATTGCTTTACAATTTCGTTTTCGTAGAAGGGGTCATAGATGAGATTATTTGTCTTTACGTTAGTGCTGTCAATAATTCTTCCTATTTGGTATATTTTTTGGTTTCTTGTTGATAGGAGGCAAAAATGAGCCAACTAGTAAAAAGGTATTCCCTCTTATTCACGGTACTAGTTGGCTTTTCTTTGTTTTTTAATCCTTTATCGGTTTATGCTCAGTCTTCCGAAAAGCCACAATTACCTGTTACGGATAGTCTGAAGATTGGTTATGTCAATAAGGATACTAAAGATGTAACCGATTATTATCAGGATTATTTTTGCGATTCGTCAAAATGGTATTCTGGATATTCTGATGAGCATTGTAATTTTATTACAAAATCTTTTGAAGCTGGCACAGCTATTGTTGTACAGCGTAAACTAAAAAATTCACAGGGTGATTATAATGATGTTTATATAGTCGTTTCTAACTCTAATAGTAAGCTTAATATTGAGTCTGGTAATGGTGCTTATGGTTATTATGTTAATTTTTTATTGATCAATCAGAGTGTTTCTTTTAAGTCTTATAATATAGATACGAATGGTAAGATTGCTTATTCTACTTCAATGAAGAATTACATCATGAATTATAGTAATTCTTCTCTTTATCATTTTTCTGGTAAGTATGAGAATGTTGATCCGTCTTTGTCTAAGAATTTTCCTAATCGTAAACCTCTTCATCTTCCTGGTACTTCCTCATTCAGATTTAATGACAATTGTGGTTTAGACATTGGCTGTCACTTTGGTAATATTTTGACATTCCTAAGATCTATTATTTCTTTTATTGTTGGTATTTTTGATTTTTCAGAGAATAATAGTCTTCTAAAGTTGCTTAAGTGGTTATTTATTCCAGATAATTTTTCTGATCTTTTTAGTGTGCAATCTATTTCAGATGATTTTAAGAACACTCTTGCCCCTATTTATTCTGCTGTTTCTTCTCTAAATAAGCTTTTGGGCTCGTTTGTTCCTCCTACTGTTGGTGGCGTTGATGCGTATTGTAATAATTCTTTTTCTCCTACGCATCATGATTCTGCATCTCATATTTATTTATTAAAGTCTAAGGTTTTTGGTTCTGATTTTAATCCTGACATTTGCTCTTTTGAGCGCTCTATTGGTGGTTATAAGAATATGCAGAAGATTCGTTATTTTACTTCAGCGTTTCTATTTGCAATTACACTATATTTGTTGTACATGTTTTTAAAAAAGATTTTTGAGGAGCGATTTTAAATGTTAACGTTTTTAATTGTTTCTACAATAAAACTGGTTATTCATTCTTTTGTTTTAATTCTTGTGCCGGTTCATCTGTTAGTGGTTTCTCTTCCTTCTGTTGATACTACTGCTGCTGTTGACGCTATTTCTCGCATAACATTGGTTTTTGTTTGGTTGTTTGGTTATCCTGCTTATTATTTCTTTATTTCTACTGTTCTTATGGTTTTTGTCTTCTTCCCTGTTTATAAGTTTACATTTTATTTATTCCGTTTATTTATTTTTCTTAAGGGTATAGTGAGGTAATATGTCTTATATTTCATCCATCAAAAAGGAATTTAGGCCGCGTCTTTCTGCTTTCTTAGCTGATCGTCGTGCTGCCAAGGATCCCGATTTTTTCCCGTATTTTGGTACACAGATCTATTGTGGCCGCCAGGGTTCTGGTAAGACTATTTCCGCCGTACGGGCAGCTCTTCGCTTAAAGGTAAAGTATCCGAAAGCCATTTTGGTTACGAACTTGTCGCTGAGCGGTTACAGGGCTATCAGCGCATCTGGATACCTCCAGATGTGCTACAATACCCAAAACCGCTCAAGGCAAGATGTTCAGGTTTCGCCTGAGTACGCCAACGCAACTGTTACCGATCCGCTAACGGGTTCGGTTGAGCATATTTCTGATATTGATGCTAGAAATAGTCAATTTGATCCTGAGCGTGATTATATTCATTTTTCTGAGGTTCAAGATTTGCATACGGTTCTTACTCAGGTCAATAATGGTTTTTACGGTGTTATTTATTTGATTGATGAGATTCATGCTTATTTTAACTCTCTTGAGTCTAAAGATACTCCTATTACTATTTTTGCGGAGATATCACAACAGCGTAAACAGCGTAAATTGATTCTTGGTACTTCTCAGTTATTTATGCGTGTTTCAAAGGCTTTGCGTGAGCAATGTGATAATATCATCATCTGCAATACTATAGCAGGTTGTTTAACTACATTACGTGCTTACGATGGTATGGAAATTGAACAGGCTCGTGATGGTAGTTTGATTGGCCGCATAAAAAAGACTGGTATATTTTGGCACACTGTTAAGGATCGTGAGGTGTACGATACCTTCCAGAAGATATGGTCATCAGTTCTTCCTATTGAAGAGGCTCCGTACATGTCCCGAAAACATGCCAAAATTAGTAAAAAAATGGATAAAAGAGTAGGTTTTCGCTGATAGCCAAGGGGTAAGGCCGGCGCGTGCGCTGCACGCCGGCCGCCCCCGCGGGGCGGGGGCGAGCCGGGCCCGGGCCCACCCAACCCCACAAGCGCTTAACAGATACAACACATAGTTAGATAGAGGAATAATGTAACCGTGAACCAACTATTAACTGTTATTGAACATATAACGAAAGAGTATCCAACTATGTATAAAGTTACCATCTTTGATCGTCCACTTATAATCCCTAAACCACGTTCAGGCTATAGGCCAAAACGCAGTGCTACTAATCCATCAGAAAAAGCCATTGAAGAGTCATTGCGTCGTACACGTACTGCTATCTTTGATTATGCTTTATCAAATAATTTCTCTCATTTTGTTACTTTTACTTTTAATCCACAAAAGGTCGATCGCTACTCTGTTGAAGAGACATCAAACATTATGAGATATTGGTTAAATCGTCAAAAGAAGCATTCGCCAGATTTTGCGTATGTAATAGTTCCTGAATTTCATAAAGACAAAGCCATACACTTCCACGCCCTCATCAAAAACTACAACGGATATTTCCATAGGTCTAAAGTGATTCAAAACGGCAAACGCGTCTACAATCTTACAGGGTTTACCGCTGGTTTCACTAATGCCCAAGAATTAGACGACGACCAAGCCAAAGCTGCCGCTTACCTCACGAAGTACATCACAAAGGAAATGATCTTAACTTTTAACAAACGTCGCTACTGGGCGTCCAAAAACCTCAATAAACCACAAAAACACTATGAGTCACTTGAAGAGCTGGGCATCGTGCATTACATCCACGACGACAACCTCACCTACCAATCCGACGAACACCACCTGGCCATCTATCAGTTTACCCCAGATCCAACGCTAGACGCCATTTACAACATCTTCGCGCCACCAAAACCACAAACACCAACCTCAACGCCGCAACCGCTCTACCAACCACCGCGACAGCCGCAGTCGCTGCCGGGCATATTCCAACAAACCAGACTGCTACCGCCTTGAAAAATAAAAAAAAGGAGCTGCCTACGCAGGCAACTCCTCGTCGATATATTGCTTTGCTTCTTTGATCGACTCAAAGTAACTGTACTTCTTTTCATCGTCAAAATTGACCACAGCGAGTCCATTGCTACCGTCTGAGCCATACCAACGATATATCGGTATACCTCTATGAGCGGTTTTAAGCTTTATCACTCTTGTCATCCTACGACTCCTTTCATCTTATCAATGACGCAGTCTGGGTTACAGGGTTAAAAATCATTTATCAAGATGGAGGTACAGCGAACAATACATCTAAAAATAAAATAGCAATTGTTCCTGACTACACTATCTTGAAAAATTATTTTGCCCTGTATAATGGAAAGATATTGATAAGGAAAGAGAAAAAAACAAACAAAACAACAAAAAGCCTAAAAAACACAAACAACAAACAGAAAAAACGGAGAAAGGTTAGGCACCGAATGGCGATTAAACAAAAATAAAAAAGGATAAGTATCCTTTTTTATTGTATTCTTTTGTTTTTTGTTAATTTTTCTTTAACGTTCGCTATTTGGAATTGTTGGGTACACAGACCCCTCTTCTCTCACATATGGCTTCGTTGCTCTCTTTATCTGTTCGTTGGTGTATTTAGCTTTCATCTCAGGCATTTCCTTGAGCAGTTTTTCGATCCTTTTGACTGAGCCATATATTCCAGCCACGAATAGAGGCATAAGAATGCCGAGTATTGCCAGTATTATGACAATGATTAATCCTGCCGCTCCTAGGCTAGACCCTATATTATTTGCCATATTAAAGCTATTCACGTTTTTTCTCCTTTTTTTCTTTTTTTGTGATATATGGTGTAATTATACAACATAATTTGGAGGGTAGAAAGTGGTTTTTTATGAAAATTTCAAAAGCTTTTTTAATGTATCGTGTTAACGTACTCATTCCGCGTGGATTTGCACAATCTACTTTGGATAATTACGAATATACTTGTCGCTCTTTGGTTCGTTTTTTTGGTGACATTTCTCTGCGTCGTGTTCGTGTTGATGATATTTCTGAATGGCGTGCTTACATTGCTACTAATGTTTGTAGTGATACTGTTGGCATGCGTGCTTCTCATTTGCGGCAAGTCTTGAAGTATTTACATAAGCATAAATATCGTGTCATGGATTATTCAGATATTATTTTGCCAAAGCGTTTGAAAACAAAAACAAAGTTTTTAACTGAGAGTGAACTTGATGAGTTTATTAATGTTGTTGGTCGTCAGTGTCGTGGTTACTCTTCCGTCAATCGTCTTCGTAATATAGCTATTATTCGTTTATTGGCTACGTCTGGTATTCGTGTTGGTGAATTGTGTGCATTAAATAGAGGCGATATTCGTGATGGATCTTTTGAGGTTATAGGTAAGTCTAAAGATCCGCGCCTTTGTTTTATTAATGCAGATACTCAAGCCGCTATTGATGATTATTTATCTACTCGTTTTGACGATTCGCCTGCTTTGTTTTTAACAAATCAAGGTCCTCGTAGTAGGATAACACCATATTCTGTTCGTCATATATTTTTCTTTGCCTGTTTGAATTCCAAATTTGAAAATGTAACTCCTCATACAATACGTCATAGTTTCGCTACAAAGGCTTTAAATCGTGGCGTTGATATAAGATATGTTAATGAAATGCTTGGTCATCAAAGTCTAAATACAACAAAAAGGTATACTCATTGTGTTAATACAAAATTACAACAACTTCATGCAAAAGCTATGTTATAATGGTAGTAGAGTTGATCTATCGAAGTGATAGAGCGTCGGTTTCCGGTACCGAAGGTTGCAGGTTCGACTCCTGTGCGGGGTACCA